CAGAGTTCGGTTCTACCATAGCCGGAATTGGTTCAATTATTGCCGGAGCGATCCTGGCAGTTACCAATTTCGTAGATATGTTCGTGAACGGCTTCAGTGCCGTAAAAGAAGCTCTTATGGTGGTCGGCATTGCGCTGGCGGCTGTCGGAGCGGTTATTCTGGGTGCGCCTGCATTGGTGGCTGCTGCGATTGCCGGAATTGTAGCTGCGGTTGCAACGGCGGTTGTGGTCATCAAGGAACACTGGGATCAGATTGTTGAATTTTTCCAGAGTATACCAGATAAGCTGAGAGAACTTGGTTCGGCTATCGCTGAATGGGGCTCTGGTGTCCTGGATAGCATAGGGGAATTTATTGACTCTGTGATTGAGTGGTTCTCCGAATTGCCAGGAAAAATCATAGATGCGATTAGCTCACTGGCAGAGAGTTTTGCTGAGTGGGGAGCTTCAATGCTGGAAACGGCTTCAGAAGTCGTAACGCAGATTATTGATTCAATCGTACAGTTCTTTACGGAATTGCCGTATAAAATCGGGTATGCGATTGGATTTGTGATCGGCACGTTGATTGAATGGGGAGCGAATGTGATCAACTGGATCACCACGAATGTTCCTCAGATGATTGACAATATCGTTACGTTTTTCTCTGAATTGCCGGGAAAAATTTGGGATTGGCTGGTAAATACCTACAACAAATTTGTTGAGTGGGGAAGCCAGATGCTCCAGAAAGCCGGAGAGGTGGCAAGTAACTGTATAGACAGTATTGTTACATTCTTCTCTGAGCTACCTGGCAAAATTTGGAACTGGCTGACGGACGCATTCAATAGATTTGTGACCTGGGGATCTAATACCCTACAGAAAGCAAGAGAAGTTGGAGCTAATACGATAGACACAATCGTCAATTTCTTCTCACAGCTACCAGGAAAAATCTGGACGTGGTTGAGTAACACCATCCAGAAAGTGATCCAGTGGGGATCCGATATGGTGGCTAGAGGAAGACAGGCGGCATCCGATCTGTGCAGTGCTGTTATAAATGGCGTTGCAAATCTGCCGTCTCAGATGGCTAGTATTGGCTACAACATTGTAATGGGTGTATGGAACGGAATTTGCAATGCTGCCGGTTGGTTCAGAAGACAGGTGTCATCGTTCTTCTCTGGAATTGTTGATGGTGTGAAGAGCGCACTTGGCATTCATTCACCGTCAAAGGTATTTGCTGATGAAATCGGTAAGTGGATTCCACCTGGTATCGGAGTAGGTATTGAAGCTGAGATGCCGGATCTGTATAAGCAGATGGATGATGAAATGTCAGCTCTTGGAAAGCGGATGCAGACAGCTGTCAATGTGGAAACCGGAAAGATTGCGGTGGATAAGAAAGTCAGCACAGCATACAAAGTGGAAAAAGAGAAGCAGGAAGTCTTCGAGAGCGGAGACACAACGGTAGAGATCAGCGGAGAGACACACGTTCATGTAGACCTGGATAGCCGGGAAATCGGAGAAGCTACAACACCGATTGTGGATGAAAACATGGCAAGAATTGATACGCATAAGAAGAGAGGAGGCTAATCATGTCGGGAGTAGGAATCATGTTCGATGAAACGCATTCGTTCCGGGACTGGGGCTTGAAGCTCAAGAAGATAGAGATCGGGATACCGAAAGCAAAAACTGAATATGTAAGTGTACCTGGCATGAACGGTGACCTCGATCTTACGGAAGCCCAGAATGGCGGTATCAAGTATGAAATGCGAGAGTTGAAATTCACGTTTGGAGTAAGAAACTGCAGTTACGAGAAGTGGAGTGGTCTGATTAGTCAGATCGCTTCCGATATCCAGGGAGTAGAAAAGAGAATCATCCTGGATACAGACAAAGGTTTTTACTATGTCGGAAGATGCGAGATTGACACGGAGAAGTCGAATGACGTTACAGCAGAGATAGCGATCACATGCACATGTGAGCCGTATAAAATAAGCGTTGCATCTTCAGATGAGCCGTGGAAGTGGGATACGTTCAACTTCCTCAATGGAGTGATCCGGAATACGTCAGACATTACGATCAGCTCTGCTTCTGGATGGCAGAAAGTTACGCTGGACGGTTGGGTTCACAATGAAACGCTTAGAATCGTATCAAATGCGGAGATGAAAGTAAGATACCGTAATTCGACCTACACGATATCAGTTGGCGAGAATATCATGTACGACCTCATTCTGTACAAAGGGACGAATGACCTATACTTCCAGGGGACAGGCAAGATTACACTGATTCACAGAGGAGGGATGTTGTAGATGTATACAATTAAAGCCTATGTGGACGGTGAAGAGTACACAATCCATGATTCCAGGGTAAAGGCACTGACGGTTGGAGGAAAGCCATACTTTGAAGTGGGTGATAACATCAACGGTTCTGCATCTTTCAGCGTATACCCGAATCATCCGTATTACGATAAGGTTAAGAAGTTGACAACGGATATTATTTTTTACCGGGATGATGAGCCGGAGTTTTACGGAAGAGTGCTTTATGACGATGAAAACTTTTCCGGAACAAAGAAAGTGTTCGTAGAGGGAGAGCTTGCCTTTTTGTGTGACAGCATCCAGAGACCGAAGGTATATCACAACATCTCGGTCAAAGCATATGTGCAGGATCTGATTGATATTCACAATGCACAGGTAGAGGAAAGAAAGCAGTTTACTGTCGGTCGTGTTACAGTTAAGGATTCCAATGATTCGTTGTACCGATATTCCAATTACGAAGACACCAGGACAGCTTTTAAAGAGAAACTGATAAGCAGACTTGGAGGACATTTGGTTATCCGGCATGAGGACGGACTGAGGATCTTAGATTACCTGTCGGACGAAGATTATTACACAAAGAATACTCAGGGCATCCGTTTTGGAAAGAATCTGTTGGATTTCTCGAAGAACATGGATGCATCTGATTTGGTCACATGCGTAATTCCGCTGGGAGCGAAGCTGGACGAAGAAGACCAGGATCCGTCATTGGAAGCCATCTCAGATCAGCGAATAACAATCGCAAGCATCAATGGAGGTGTTGACTATGTAACAGATGATAATGCTGTAAGGGAATACGGCAAGATTTATAAGACAGTTACCTGGGACGATGTAACACTTCCGGAGAATCTGAAGAAAAAGGGTGAAGAATATCTGAAGTCCGTTCAGTTCGAGAAGATGGTTCTGGAACTGAAAGCAGTAGATCTGAATTTGAAAGATGATTCGTTCCAAAGATTTGAGGTTGGAAACAAGATTCAGTGTACGTCCACGCCGAACGGTCTGGATAAAGAGTTTCCGTTGACAAAGAAGAAGACGTACATTACCAGTTTTAAAGATAATACGGTTACACTGGGAGATGAAACAAGCTCTGTTTCCTACACATCGTCAAACCGCCAGAATACGGCTGAAATGGAAGAGACGATAAAATCCTTGCCAAGTAAGTCAGAAATCTTGCAGGAGGCTCTCAGAAGCGCACAAGACCTCATAAACAAACAGGTAGCCAGTGGATATGCAATACACACGCCAAATGAGTTTGTTGTTGCTGATGATACAGAGTACAAGGAGAAAGCTAAGAATCTGTGGAGATGGGGGCTTGGTGGTCTGGCACATTACAGCCAGGGTTATGACGGACCAATAGACGGAGTGGCGTTGACCATGGATGGAAAGATCAATGGCGAAATGCTTCTGGTAAATTCCGTCAAGACAGAATCGCTGGATGCCGGATATCGGACATCGGTAGAAACGAAGATAACAGAGAGTGAAACAGCGGCGAAAAATCATGCCGATGGTAAAGTTAGAGTTGCCAGAGAGGAGATAGAGAATTCTATTTCAAATCTGGAGAATAAGATTTCACTGTCAGTCCGAAGCGTGAAGGAAACGGTTGCCAGGAAGAATTATATAGTCGGCGGTGAGCAAGAGACGCTTGATAAGAGCAAATTCACTGCATCTGGAGCAACTGGTAGTTGCAAGATTGAGCAAGCGGAGTTCTTAAACATGAATGCGATCAAGCTGACATTCTCAGCGAATGGATCAGTGACATTGACACAGAGCCTGGGAACCTTGGAAGCTGGAAATTATAAAATTGCTGTCGAAGCGGCATATCCGGAAGGTTCAAAGTACCGCCCGTCTTATGTCCGGTATGGATTCTCAGAGAATCAGTCAACAGAATACTTCAGCGGATACAGTGCGGACGAGTTCCACACTTACAGCAAAGAAGTGAAGATTACCAAAGCGGCGAAGTCTGTAGCAATCACGGTTTACGGATATACCGGTTCGGTGGTGTATCTCACGAACATACGATGTCTGAGAGATATGCAGGAGCTACTGGATGATCTGAATGCCAGAATAGATGTGGAAGTTGGTAAGGTATCCGCTTCGGTATCGGATCTCTATGAAAATTCACTGCACAATTATTGCAGCAATGGGAAGTTCTCGAACACCGATGATAAATTTACCGGTTGGAGCAGAAGCAACACGACACAGATTACACAGACAACCTTTGACAGCAAGAGTTGTGCGAAGATTGAGAACACATCTTCGACATACAATATCTCCTGGTATCAGAAACCATGGGAGAAACGTGGAGACATTACGGTTAGGTTTAAGGCAGCTTGTAATGCAGAAGACACAGAGACAGCAAGGATAAGATTAACGATTGACAGCAAAAGTTTTTATACAAAAGCTGGAGAACTGAGTGACGAGTGGACGCAATTTGAGTTCACTTCATATGCAACGCCATCGTATTTCAACACGTATTTCTACAATTATGTAGCAAATACCACGGTGTATATTACGGACGTGGAAATTCTGGGATATATGTCTGCATACTCAGAATCCCAGTTGACAATTTTGAAAGATTCCATTGAATCCGAAGTGAAAAGGGCAACAACACAAGAAGGGACATTATCTTCTTCCATCAAGCAGAATGCAGAAAGCATCACTTCCAAAGTAAGCAAGGGAGAGATGGGTTCCTATATCACACAGTATTACAACAACGTGATTATAGCCTTTAATAAAAATTCAAAATACGTGCAGATCAATCCAGGTGAGGTTGCTATTTACAACAATGGCGTAGAGAGCTCAAAGAAGCGAGCAGTATTCGACCAATCTGGTAACCATTTTTACAGAGACGGTTATTATGTCGGAGCAATCGGAACAAACGAGTGGTCAGGGAACAGTGCTCATAAAGGACTTGTGTTTGACCTGGAGCCGCAAGGAAAGTATATGGCATTTGCACAAAAAGCAAGTGCCTCAGCCACTTCCTATACTACGATGCTTTGCTTCAGCCGTGCGAACAGTATCTATGACGAATACGGAGTAAACCTGGGATGCAATTTGATTGGAAACTGGTATACATTAAAAAATTTCAAAATCGGCAGTATCTCCGCAGGAGGTTATACAGCTTTTAGCGGAGCAATACCGATTGTGTGTGAGATAACGAATAACGGGAATAGCTGGACGTATTCCCATCTGAGAGTCTACAACGGCATTATTGTCGGTTACTGGAATTAGGAGGTGAGGGCATGGAGCTTATATTTCCGAAAGGTGAAGAACCTAAAAAAACAGCAAAAAACAGTGTAGCTATAGGAACTATCAAAAGAGAGCAGGAGGTAGAAAAAGATGGAAGAGAGAAAGAAACCAACAAGACCGTTTAGTGTGATTTATGCAGATGCAAAACAAGCTCTGACAAGACAGGTTGGAAATACGATGGCGGCTTATGGGCTGCCTGTTTTTATGGCAGAGGGAATTTTAAGTGGAATCCTGGCTGAGATCCGAACCAATGCCGGAAACGAACTGGCAGACGATACCGCAAGGTATGAGGAAGAACTGAAGGAGTATTACGAAGCCCAGATCAAAGAAAAAGAGGAGGCTTTTGAGAAAGAGAAAGCAGAACTGATCCGGACGTTCGAGGAGCTAGCCGTTCCAGAGGAAACAGAAGAACCGGAAACGACAGGAGCAGAAGAGGCTCCATCTGAAGCCCCGGTGATTATTGAAACGAAGGAGATTGTCGAGGAAACGGAGGTGGACTAAATGGCAGATATTTCCCAGGAGATAGATCAGCTCAGAAATGCGGTCTATGGTGAAGAAGTAAGAGGTGCTTTTATCTCCTGCATGCAGAAAATCCATGAGGAGAATGAAAGCTACAACAGCATCAAGGAAAGCGTAGATGCATCAGCGGCGGCAGTAAAGAAACAGGTCGATGCGATTGATACCAAATCTGCGGAAGTCCAGAAAGCGTTGGAGGATCTGGCTGCTTCAATTTCCAATGGAAAGAAACAGCAGTCGGCACTTGAAGAGGCTACAAAAAATGCAAAGAGCCAGCAGACAGCTACCGAGAAAGCTACAGGAGATTCAAAGATTCAACAGGCGGCTACCGAAAAAGCGACGTCTGACAGCAAGAGCCAGCAGACAGCTTTGCAGAAAGTTGTGGATTCTGCGAAACAGGTAGATTCTGCTATCCAGGCATCTGTTTCCGCTGCAAATGAAGCGGCGAACAATGCAAACCAGGCAGCAAATATAGCATCTGAAGCCGCCGGAAAAGCTACCAATGCTACAGCGAGTGCGGTGCAAGCAACGAAAGATGCGAATGCCGCAACCGCCAATGCTAATAAAGCAGAGGAACAGAGAACCCAGGCTGAGACTTCAAGAGTCCAGGCTGAAGAGCAGAGAACCCAAGAGTTTACACAGTGGACAGCTGAGGAGAAAAAATGGTCAGAGAATGAAACGACCAGGATTCAGAACGAAACGAAGAGGCAGGCAGATACAGCAGATGCCATTGCCAAGGCGAAAGAAGCTACAGAGTTACTTGTCAACCAAGCCAACACCATTGCGTTCCGGATCAACGAGGATGATGGTGGTCTTGACGTTGTTATTTTAAGTGCATAGGAGGTAAGTTAAGTGAGTGAAACTATAAACATTCCAAGAGACACGACAATGCAGTTACTTGTGAAAGTACACAGAGATCAGATCGCTGGAGAAATGGATCTGAAATACAAAGAGAAAGTTGCGGCGGCTACTTCTAAAGCAGAGGTGGACGCCCTTTTTGCTGAATGGTGGAAGATTCAGTATAACCCGGATCTTTTTACAAAGTCCGAAATGCTGGAGAGATGGTTCGGAAATGTCCTGGTTGATACTAGAGTGCATGGTGTAACTACACCGAGATATTCAAAAAGCACATCTATGATCGGTGAGCTGACGGATGATTCTACCGGGCTGGTATGCACACCGTCCACGGAGTCTACCGCCGGTTCTGATCCGTTTGCACACCTTCCGCAGTTCTGGTGCCTGGAGGTATCAGCTGAGAAGAATACAGACGGTTCCCATACGATTTACTATGTGGAGCACATTGATGACACATCTGACGTCAGATCGGGTGAGCATCTTTGCTGGGTTCTTCAGAAGAATACTTACAAGAGAGAGTACCAGGACAAGGATTATAAGTATCTGAAGACCAGATGTACACCAGCTCCAGGATACAAGAGATGGAAAGAAGGAACTGACCGGACAGGAAAAGTGCATGAGTATATGGCGCACCCGAAGTATTATGCCGGAATTGATGCAGACGGAGGCATCACATGTGGAACCGGATTGAAGCCAGTCAACCGCACTTCCCACCAGACAGGCGTAACCAGATGGAGAGGCAGAGGAGCACAGTATTCCGGAGCTTCTGGTTCCCTTCCAAAGTTCCTGGATGCTATGATGCGTTTGAAATATGGACGTAAAGGAAATTCCGGAAAGATTGAAGGTTGTACAAATTACAACTACCAGTACACAGTTGCAGTGAGTGAGACTGGAGTAGAAAGGGTAATTCTGACAAAGGAGCAGGCTGCAAACCTTTTTGTGGGATCTGCGGTCATGCTGGGAGTTCAGAATGGAACCGACAGAAACACAGCGAGTAACTATTCTATCTTCGATGGAAAGCTGATTACGGCTATTGAAACAGTGACTATTGAAGAAAAAGAATACTCAGCAGTCTATGTGGATAACGGAGGAAAGACTTTTGACACAACAGCCGGAAGCACATATCTTTCCACAAGCCCGTATTATTCCGGATGGAATGATAATGTACTCGGTAGAGACGGTAGCCGATACAGCCCAACTTCTGGAAAAGAACCGGGAATGATCCAGGGCGTAGAGTTCATGAATGGTTCCTATCTGATCGTGTCTGATGAATTATGGCAGTGGAGCACTGATGCAGACGGAAATTATAATTTTGATTGCTTCAAGTGCTACGATCAGTCCAAAGTAGGTTCTACAATCAATGAAAATTATGAGCAGATTACGGGCGCACATCTTGTCTATCCGGCAGGAACCGGAGGAGCATGGACGTATATCACGGACAACATTATTGATGACGATGTTCTTTGGCCAGAAGCTACAACAGCCGCTGGAAGTGGCGTTGGAGTGGGAGCTGGCTTCCTTCGTTATCCGGCGGCGTCCGGTGTTCGTGCGGCTTGGTGCTTCGGCGGCTTGGACGCCGGGGGCTATGGTTCCGTTTCGTGCCGTAACTCGAGCTTTTGGGTTAGTGGCGCTTATTGGAGCGGCTCTCTGGGAGCACCTGGTCTTGAGGGTTAAAAACGGGGTGAATGCGAAGCAGAGGGGCAGTAAGCCCCTTTATTGTCTTATTTGCAAATAAAATAATTTTTAGGGTTATGCGGTGTCTGGGAGCTGGCTTCAATCGTAATCCGGCGGCGTCCGGTGTTCGTGCGGCTTGGTGCTTCGGCAACTTGAACAACGGGGGCAATGGTTCCGTTTCGTGCCGTAACTCGAACAATTGGGTTAGTAACGCTAATTGGAACGGCTCTCTGGGAGCAACTGGTACAATCATGGGATTAGTATTTAAAAATCATTGCACCGTATAATCCTCGCTTATGTGCGAAAATAACTTGAAACCAACGAGGCTAGTACCTACGGGGAAAGCCACGGAAGTAACCAGATGAATATTAAGGAGGTTGATGTTTGAAGACGTACTGCAAACCAGCAACGGTCAACATAGAAGACTGGCATTTTAATGAGATTGCCGTTGTGGACTGCTTCAAGAATAAGCGTAGCAGAAATGATTTTCAGCGTCTGCTCTGTAGAACGGGAACGATTACAAAACGTGAGATTGCAGAAGACAGACTGAGTGGAGATCTGAAACGAATCCTGGAAGCAGAGACTGCGGTTGCAAAGAAACTCACTCAGAGAATAATCAACCGAGATTTACAATTAAAGCCGATTCGTCAATTCCAAAGGATTGATGGATTGACACAGAAGCTCAGAGATATATGTCAAGAATCGCCAGAACAGCAAGTCTTTGAATATATCGGAGTGAATGCATTGAAGCCACTGTTTCGGGCTAAGATCATGCCGATTCAGTACGGGAGCATACCTAAGAAGGGCGGTGTTGCCGGAAAGAGGAAGATTGAAAGACTTCTCCGGAAGAAATTTCAAGGAAAAGTCGTAGCTGTGAAAGGTGACGTCACAAAAGCCTATCCTTCAGTGACAGTTCCAATCGTCATGGAAATGCTGAGAAGGGACATAGGCAAGAATAAAGTTTTATTGTGGTTCCTGGGAGCTCTTATGAGCAATTATCCTGGGAACCATCTTTGTATCGGAGGATATCTTCCGGCATGGCTATTCAACTATGTCATGTCCTATGTACTGAGATTTTTGTATGAACAGGCACAGATTCGTAGAGGCAAGCGTAACCGGCTTGTGTATGCGATTGTGTGCTATGCTGACGATTTCTCAATTTATGGAGATGTGTCGAAATTGAAGAAAGCCATGAAGAAAGCTACAACCTGGGCGTATGACAAGTTCGGGTTGAAAATTAAAGATATCTGGCAGTTTTACCAGATAGCATCATTTGAAGAAGAACGAGAAAACCACAAAGCAAGAAAGAATGGTAGTAAGAAAAGAACACCGGGAGTTGACATGATGGGCTATGTAGTTCGTAGAAAATACACGACCATACGTGGTCGAGTATTCCGGAGAATCCGGAGGCAAGTGCTTAGAGCCTGGATGGATTATAAAACCATAGGATTTGTTCCCTGGTGGAGAGCCTGTAGAATCGCCGCCTATAAAGGGTGGGTGAAATACAGCAATAGTCTGAAATTCCGAATGGAGTATTGCTTTGATGAACTATTCAAATTGTGTTCATACAGTGCAAGTAAGCACGGAAAGGAAGTTGCATATGAGAAGAGAATCTTACTTATCGAAGCCGCAGCCGATTGAGGTCTATCCGGTATTTTCCGGGACAGATGCGATCCTGCGTAAGAATATTGAACTGATAGAGAAAGAAGAGATCCAGGACGGAAAGAAGAATAAATACAAAGTCTGGGAATGCGACGAGGTACAGTTCCATTACAAAGGAGAAGTGACACAGGAACAGATTGAAGCAGACTTTGATTATTGGTTTGCGAAAGCTGAAGAAGCTCCGGATCCGTCTGAACTGGAAGATCTGAGCCTGGAGGATGCAAGAAAAGCAAAATACCAGGAAATCGCATCTG